AGTCTATTTGTTAGACTACAATAATATTGTTTTGTATTTCCTATGGTATACTTTTCTTTTAATATCATGTTATTGCCTTCTTTTTATTTTCTATATATTGTGTGTGAGTATGCATTTATACGCAATATATAGTGTTATTCTATCCATGAAACCTGTGTTTCATCTAATAGCTTTCGTCAATATGCACAAAAGTTTATCTGAAATACAACAGAAAATCAATATATTCTAATTCTTGTTTTGTGCATATTGTACATTTTATACCTAATATCATTTTAACAATCTTTTAATAACGATGTTTTCCACTTTTCTGCTAGTTCTTCTAGCAATTCATATGAAGTTTTCATACAAGTTCATTTATCTGTTTCTTTTGTTAAAGAAATTCCAAGTCTTTTCAAGGTTTCTTTTACTAAATCTTTCATGCTGTTGTTCTCCTATAAATTGTATATAAATAAATTGTTGAATAATCTCATATGTATTCAATATTTGTTATTATTTATATTTATCTATAAAATCTAATTCTCCATTAGACTTCATTCTCTCATATTCTTTTATCCATTGATGATCAGTATATCTATTGTTATTTATATTCTTCCATAAGTTCTTATCAAACGATTTATCACATTCACAAATTAGTACGTGTTGACAAAACAGAAATATTTGACGGGAATATTCGGCAGAATAGCCACGAAGTTTAGGATTTGAAATATACATTGTTTCATATAGATAACTATAACTATCAGCTAAAATAGAATCATATATTTCAGTCTTTGCATTCCAATAGCAACAAACTTTATAGTATAAATCATTCATTTTATCTGGTGGATGTAGGTATATCTGACTTCTCCATTCATAAGGTTCTAACATATATCACCATGTCCTCCTACAGACTCAATTTTCACAATTACAGGTCTATATTGATTTTTACCTTTTCTTTTATCTGTTATTTCTTGCAATTTATCAAACAAAATTGGAAGTCCATATTCTGTATACCAAATAATCACTATATTGTTTTACCTTTCCTACATAGCCATCTTTATCGACTGCTAAAGTGTAATAATCTACTCTCCACATATGATTTCTCCTACCAAATATCATCCTTATCGTTTGCGTTCATCATCTGATCCAGTCTTTTCCCTATATTCTTAGATGCTATATCACGTATGAATAAATCAATTCTATTACAGCAATCATCACATAAATGTAATTGTACTGATTTGAATTTGCCATTTGAATGCATCATTGGAATATAATATTTGTCTAAATACTCTGATTCTTTGCCACATAAGTCACAAATATATTTAATCATGTATTATTTCTCTCCTTGAAATAAATTTTTCATTTATTTATTTTTATTTTTCTCATAACAATTATTATGCCATTGAGTTAATTCATCACCATATATCCAAAATAAATATAATATTGTTACACCTATACCACGAGTAAATTTATTATATATGGTTTCTCCTGATTCATAACTTAAAAGACTAGCATTTTCTTTGATAACAGTATAGACTGAATCATTTGAATTTTGAATTTTTTCTTCTAATGCATTAGCCCATTTTTCGGCATAAATCAAATACCTTTCGTTACCGCTTGCTATACACTTATTTTTATAATCTATATATTCTTGTTCTTTTCCATCTATAATTTTCATATGTCATTTCTCCTCTACAATCTTCACAGGATAACCAAGAGCTTTTTCAATATCTTCTAACGTCATTTCTTTTGGCTTTTGTTCATGCTCTATAATATTATTAAGTAGCCATAAATCATTTTTGAATAATCCCGAAATCGTACATTCACCAGTTAAGCTGTCTTGTTCAATATTTACTTTATCTATTGCATCATCCATGTCACCAATTACAATGTTTGTAGCATAAATATATGAATCTCCAACATCTAATTTGATATCTAATAGAAACAGTTTATCTGATTTTTTAAGTTTCATATCTACGATTTTAACTAATCTCATTCCAAATTCCTCTTTTAAAATTTTTGTGTTTGTCATGATATTTCCTTTCAACCAAACGTAATTACTCCACCTGGATATTCTCTAAAAAATTGTGATACTCGTTCTAATTGTTTATCCGTCAATTTAAAATATCTTTTTCGTAAAAATCTTCTCAAATCTCTACGACTTCTAATAATTTTTCGTGGATAATTAGAAATCCTAAATGTATCATGGTATTCAAGGACATTAGTATATAATTTTGAGCATTTTTCAATTTCCTTATATGTTCTATCCATACCTGATCCATACCCTAATTGCCACCAATAAAATCCATATACACAAGGGATGTCTTCATTATATGATTTCATAAGAAGATCATATAAATTCTTATCATATAATCCACTTTCAATATTCTTTTTAGAATCACCTGTTAAATAATATATTTCCTTTGGTGCATTTTCTTTCATTTTCTCAAATTCTTTGTCTGTAATTGGTCTACTAAACAATGTGTGACATCCCACTCTTTTCGTACCTCCTATAAAAGATTTCTTTCAACTCGAATTTTACTAATTTAATTTGCACAAAATCTTATTAATCTGTTTTTCACAAAATGATTCGTAATCAGAATATCCCATAATCAACATCTTATTTTTTAATTCTCCAAGAGTTTCAATAAATTTGTCATGATCTTTTTTCTTTACTTTGCAATATACAAAAATATAATCAGAATCATCCTTTGTGAAATCACCTTCAAATTTTACCGCGATTTTATTTTTTATAAATAAATCATCAGCAAGATAATTCTTACAATCAACATACATATATTGTTTGTATCTTGATAACTTTGATGACGTTAAACAAATATAATTAGACATTATTCACCTCATTAGTCTTTTCAACTGTTACTCTTATATTTCTTCTCCATTCCACATTTTTTACAACGATATGTTTTTACACGATATAATGGATATTCATAACGACTTCCATCTAATTTTTCACCATGTACTTGAGTATCAAAAATTAATTCCCAGTCATGTTTACAAAAACAACTTCGTATATAATTAATTAACCATCTCATTTGAAATCAACCTTCATTACTATATATAGCAACTGCAATATGTGTCAGTTACTATATATAGTGTATATTTTTTACAATTACAAAATATAGTAGTTTTTACTCTTCCAATTCTGCAAGTGCCTTATCCAGTTCTTCATCTGACATATTTTCAAGTGCTGCGTCCTGTCTCTTAGCTTTGATTTCAAGTAGTCTCTGTTTCATTTCTGCATTCTTTTTAGCATCTTCTCTTGCTTTCTTTTCTGCAAGTTTTACGCCAACAATATACTTAATAATCCAAATCTTATTAGAAATCTCTTCGTCTTCCTTTGACTTTACATTCAGTAGACTCTCTTCTTCATGTTTCTTTGCTTCTGCATTAAGTGCTTTAAATACCGAATCAAGATTTGTAAGAGATAAATCCCATAAATCAATTACATTAATCATCCCTCTAAATGGAAACTGATAGTTTGCTCTAGTTGCTACCTCAAATAAATTAATATCACTCATATTAATCTTCTCCTTTTCTAATTAAAACTTAATCTTCATTACACGTTCTGTTACGCCTTTTACTTTTACAACTAAATCCGATCTCTTTGTCATAGAAAATCCAATTCCTGAAAGCTGATCATCTGTGTCTTTTACATAACACTTAGCACCTAAAGCTTCAAATACTCTCTTATGTTTTTCGAGGTCACTCTTTAAGAACTCATTATAATAACCATTTGGTTCTTCACTATTGATACAATCCTTTAAAAAGAAGAATAAATGTCTGTGACCAATTCCATCCTGTTCATCAAAATAGTTAGGACTATAACTAATTACCGATACAGGAACAAACTGATTGGTATTTACGCCCCAAATCTCACGACTTGAAATAGTAGAGTTTCCAGACAACTTTTCTTTGATTAAGAAATTATTATTCTTATCAAGTGTCACTTCTGCTACTTGAACATTTTCGCCAGTCCTCATAGGATTACTATAATCAAATGAATAAATCTCTCCGTTAAATTCAACTTCTGCTCTGAATCCATGTCTCACCGCTCCTGAATACTGATGTACAAAGAATCTATATGTTCCTGGCTTCATCTTTGATAAATCATTCCATGTAATATTCTCTACTGCAATATTACCGCGTGGGTTGATTACATCAACATCTAATTGTCCACCCATAGATGTAATTCTAGGTGCTTTGTAACTACCATAATAAATTTCTGTTCCATCTGGTTCAATGCAATGTGCATCTAAGTCATAATTATCATGTCCATCTTCATTCCACTGAATAGAAAATCTTAGAATACCATCAACGTTACCACCAGCATTTTTTACATTCTGTTTCATATCTGAATCCGTAATATTACCTGAATAAGCCCAAGATAATCCATTGTTCCATTTAAACATTGTCTTAGCATCTGGATTAACAGGTGCAATCATAGAAACAAAATTTTTCTCATGTTTGTTTTCTACAAATGCTTCGATTTCTTTAGCTGTTGGAAGTACCTTGTCGATAAAATCCTGTGCTGAAATTTCTTCAATTTTTGAGAATTTCTTAGGACTTACAACTACATCTTTTTCCATCTGACTGAAAAGATCATCCGAATCAATCATTTTTCTAGCAACGCTTTTATTTGCGAACAACACATTATTAACGCTAATATCATTCAGATTAGCAAATCTTCTCTGTAATGAATCCATATAACCAAGTTCTGTAATAGTCTTTTTTGCATCTTCAAGCATCTTTTTTGTAAAAATAGCCTTTGGACGCTTGTAGTTTGACGGAGCAACAATTTGTTCATACTTCTTAACTGCTGTATCGAGATCCATATCCTCACTTACATTAATGAGAAGTGTCCCGATAGAATGATTTCTAATTCTACCAATAGCTATACCTGCTGTAACTGACTTTTCCCATGCGTACAAATCCTTTTCGGAATCAGATGTCAACTTGTCATATTCTTTCTTGTATTTCTTAAACTCTGTTAGTACACCTTTCCACTCTTCACCTTTATAAAGTGTATTAGAATTAATAAGCTCAAGAATTGTATCAAGTGCTTCCATTGTAATTTCATCAAGAGAACGCTTAAATACATTTCTTGTATCTCTAAATTGTCCCTTAATTTCTTCGTCTGAACGACTTGTTTTGTTCACAAATTTATTCGGAAGTTCTAAATAAAAGTGATCCCACCGATGAGATTTTCCATTAATTTCCTCAAAGTTATAATCTGTTCCAATTTTAGAAAACTTTGTTATATAAATATCTGTAACTATATGAGATTTTATAAACGTATCAAGTGCATCACATACTGGTTGATAAATTGTATCGCCAAGATTAAGCTCCCAAATTGTATGTATCTGATTATCTTTGATCATAACGGCTGAACCGATATTCTTGATAAACTGTCTACAACAACTACAATCATGCTCTCTACGTTCTCTAAAAATGTCGTTTGTTCCAGTAGGAAAACTATCAAGATATACATTCCATAATTCGTCCTTATCAACATTTACTTCAAATAAATGTGTTGATTCTTTCTGCATATCATCAAAGTGATTCCGTAAAGCCTTCTTAAATTTCATAAATTCGTCCATACTATTACCCTCTCTTTATATTATTTGTTTTTATCATTATATTCTTTTTGCTTACCATCAGCTTCTCCACTCATACTCCAAAATCGTAAGAAATTATACTGAAAACATTCAGCAGAGAAGTCTGAATAACTCTGTAATTTATCTGGTTTGGCTTGCGCCCTGTAGCAATGACTATGTTTAGGACAGTCACTACTACGGCACATTGTAATGTCAGGCATTTTTCTTATCTTCTTTCTTCTTACGTTTTACGGAATCTGCTTTAATTTTAAGCTGTTCATTCTCGATTTTTCTCATCATTCCTCTAAGTTTTCCTGTCTGTTTGCATGTAATTCCCATAGTATTTTCTCCTTTTCTATTTAATTTTCTTTTCTACAGTAACAATTGTGTCATTGTGCCACCCACCATGAGCGACTAATAAAATTTCAATAATTTGGAATCCATACTTCTTTCCTATTCCACCACTATTCCAACCACACGTAATAACAATCCCATTGTTCTTTACAATCCTGCCTATTTGTTCTTTTTGTTTTGACCAATATGATGCTTGAGTTGTTTCCATATTTACTGATTTGCCTAATTTTTTGTAACATTCACTCACTTGTCTTGGTGAATACGGGGGATCATACAACACACAATCTACAGAATTATCAGTAAATGTTTTCAAAAAGTCCAAAGCATCCATATGAAAATCAGTATTATATTGTTCATCTAAATCATTTGTGATACTTGCCAACTTATTTTTATTCGCAAAAGGATCAATAACCAATCCATATGTATATTTATTAATTAATTCTTTAATTGGCTTAATTTCAAATGTATTACTATTAGGCATTTGCCAAACTCTATTTATTATCATATTATCAATAGGAGTAAACGACTCGTTTCTGGTATACCAAACCTCACACTCCTTTCTTAAAACTTCATAAAACTAAATATCCAAGCTATAATGTCAACAGTCCAACCATTTCCAATAGCTTCAAATCTTCTTGTCTTAGGCATCTTTACAATGCTTCCATCTTCATTCATACCAAATTCTGTATATCCATCTGGTAATGTTTGAAGTCTTTCTATCTCAATAGGACAAGTTTTCTTATATGTTTCACCACCTAACCAAACATTAAATTTAGTTTCAGTCCTACATCTTGGAACTGTTGGTGCTTTATTATCAAGAAAATACATCCTATCTTGCTGAGAAAAATGTCCTTTGCCACTTAAATCATATTTTATGTAATTCTCACATTTGACTAATGTGTTTCTAATACGATCATCAAACTGCTTAATTAGTTCAGAATCATCCACAATCACATCCTTTACTAAAATTCCTCTATCCTCTGGTTCTCCTTTTATTGGAATATTCGTCCAATATAATCTCTTGCGTCTTTGAGCCGAAATTAACTGACTATTGAGAAGAACAGGTTTAACACCCAGGTTTTCTGTAATCGCAGCTTGTATAGAATCGTCAATCCTATAATTATTCTCATATAGAAAATATTTTGGATTAGATTCATGTAATGCTCTTACATATTCCATAAATAAATTCCATCCATCACCCTCTGGTGTAACTTCCCTTTTATGCTTTGCCGTTTTTGAACACTTGGAACTTGACCAGAAGGTGCATGGACTGCCTCCAATCAACAAATCAATACCATCATATTTACTAAAATCTTCCTCAAATACATCACCACATTGATGAATTGATGGATAATTATATCTGCTTATTTTGATTGCATTTTGTTCAATCTCATATGCATAATAATCGTTTACTTTAAACCCAGCTCTATCTAATGCAATTCTGCCGCATGATATACCATCAAATAGACTTAATACTCTTAATCCATTCTCTGATGAATTATTATTTTTATCGGATAGTCATGGATATCCGATTTACGCAGCGTTACAGAGTTTATAGAAAGGAATTTAGGTAAATTCTAGGATAAAGTAGTTGTACAACTCCCTATAAAATAAGGGAATTTGAGTCATTTAGTTGAAAATAATATTTCTTTGTTTCTTGGAAATAATTTGGGTGATCACCCATAGAAATTTATTTGATATGTATTAATTCTCCCAATAATCATAATCAGGATTCATAGGACATTCAGGACATCTACAGACTAATTTTCCATATTCGTCCGTATAATAATCATCACCATAACCACCGCATTCATAGCAGTAGTCATATGGATCTTCTACATAATCATCAAAATCATTCATCTTTTACCTCTAGTTTCTTTAAATCTTCAATGCTCCAAGGTTCTTCATTTTCCCATTTAATAAAATGAAATATACTACCAAATATACTTTCTGGTATATAATCAGTATTATCAGACACCCATACTTCATTTTTATCATCACGTATTGGTTTATTATAATGAACATAAAGTGCGTCATTATTGTCTCTTGCAATATATTTATACTTCGGCAAAAGTGAACCTAGAAACTTTTCTTCTCTTGATGTAATAGTAGGTTTCTCTACATATTCTGATTCAGCCCATTGTTCAATATTATTTTCGTCACAGTAACAGTCATAATCATCATCAAAATTAAATAAGCATTGTTTGCAATTAATATTATCACAATTAACAACTTTATTATATTTTGTTACTGCAAATTTACCGCCCTTACACACAATATCTATAATTTCTTTTGCAAATTTTTCCTTATTCTTCATTTAAATCATCCTCCTGTACTTTATTACATACGTATTTTGCTTACATTTTCGTCTTTTGGCATTCGCAACGTATGATATTCAGAATCCCTTTTACAATAAGTACGTTCAATGAGATCTAAAACTTTTAACGCATTTTCTTCGTTATATGAACCCAATACCACTGAACTATTAGCATATGTAATTTCGATATTGTTTATATGCGAATTGATTCTTTTAATTGAAATTGTTTTTCCCTCAATATCTACTAATTTTGTTCTATCCTGACTTCTTATTAACATATTTTTCTCCTTTGAAATGCCAATTTCTTCTACTCGCTCAATTTCTTACCACACATAGGGCAATAATTAATTTTAACAACCAATCCATTTGAATCATATCCATGAATATCATATCCGTATGCAATAAGTTTTCTAGGATATTGAATTGCTATACCATAATCATCAGTTTCGCCTATTACAAGTGGAATACCTTTATCACAATATTTGCATTTACTCATTTTTTCATCCTTTATAATTCAATACTTGCTTTTTTCCAAAATACATTTTCATCATTGAGTTACTTTTTAAATCCAGAACTATACTCGAAATCATCATTGAATACAATAACTTCTTTATCACTCATACCACAAAATTCCATTTCATATTTCCTGATATAATTATCCATAGATTTCTGATGCATCTCTCCGAAAAATGGATATGGAAATGTACTCACTTCATGATTTTTGACTTTATCATAATCAATTCCTTTTGCTACACTAATATGTTTATTGAATGCTTCTTCATTAATTCTTACCCAATCTATAATTGAGTTCATATTGAATGTATAAGATGTTTCAGATCCTCTAGTGTATGAAACATAATCAATTACCAAATCAGTCCAGGGATCTTTCTTGCTTCTGAATATCATTCCTATCTTATATTTCTCTTTATACTTTTTCATTTATCCCTCTCATATTTCATTCTTCTCTCTACTTCTTTATCATTTTCTTTATCATTAAAGTATTTATAAGCTAACATCATAGGATAAAAAGAATTTTTAGCTCTTGAATATAACATATATTCACACCAATTAACTTCTCCATCATCTCTAATCCAGCTTGTATCTTCAAACAAATTGAGGAAAACATTCTGATATGAATACTTTTCATTCTGTACACAATGATCTTTGATGATTGTAGATTTATAATAATCTTTAATTTGTACAAGAATATCTTCGATCATAACACGTTTACCAAGTCTAATAAGCCATTTAATAAATTGGCGATATACTTGCTCAAATTCTTTCCCTCTTAATTCAGCATCAACAACTAAAATATATTCGTCTTGAGTACGTAACCAACCTCGTTTTCTTGATTTTCTACCACAATCATCAAGTAAATTATTTGTAATGTACCCAAATTCATCGCATGATCCTGAATGATTATATCCATTTTTTTGATTTACATATATATTCATTCCATAAACAACTGGTAGATGCTCTAATACGGTATCAAGAATATATCGTTTTTGAGCTTGTGTGCGTCCTATGGGAGATACTGTTATTGTTCCCTG